ACTGCAAGCGCAATGGTAACATCGTTACCAGAAACGCTTACTGCTAAACCAGAGGTACCAGCAGGAACGGTTACCGCAACACGGATGCTGTTTCCAGCTACACCAGCGTTTGCTGCGACGAGGCGGATTGCTGACGTACCGGAACCCAACGTCAACTCCGCTGCGGAGTAGCCGGGGCCAGTACGGAGAGTGTCGCGGACTCTCTTAATGTACAGAGCTACGTCAGTAGGAAGTGCAGGCATGAAATTACTCCTTAGCTATTTATCAAGCGGACTGAGTTGGTAGTGAAAGATAGATATCAATCAACTCGAAGTTGATTCCAGGTACCGGGAAGATACCTACGTTAAGTCGAATGATATCACCTGAAGAGAATACCTTTAGGCTGTGATAGGCGCGGATAGTCGTACCAGTTGCCGGGTCCGTGGAATCCACGATGATATTCGCAGAGCGGAAGGTTTCGAGAAGGGCACTCGCCGTGTCCTTAACCGAGGCCACAGTAGCAGGCGTTGCCTTACGACCCGTGAACCGCGACTCGATCGTAGTTCTAAGGTTGTATGCTACGTAGCGAACGACATCGCGAACGCTTCCCTCCGAGAATGCAAGGTTGTCGTCCTTGACCCACGTAGTCATGTCGCGTACCCAGCGCGTTCCACGACCGGGAAGAGTCTCAGCAAACATTACGCCGTTGAGAATAAAGTCTCCCGAGTCGGTTACACTGGAAGGATCCCACGAAGGATCCTGCGCCATGGCCGACGCTCTCAAGAACTTATTCGTAAGTGGTTCGCCAACTTCATTTACGCCAAGACGCATAGAAGCGCCCATGACTGCGAGTTCGCGAGGACCCTTTTGAACCAAGTCACCCGTTGCGCCAACAACTGTTGGATTCTGTGCGACTAGAGCGATGTCCGCGTCGTTCACGCCGTTTGCAGCCTGAATGATTTGTTCCTTTGTACCACGGAAACCAAGCCATCCACCACGCTCAAGTCCAGCGGCTCCTCGCGCAGCAGTTACATGGTCTACCAGCTGAGCAGAAACCGCTGCCCAAGTTGCGGTAGAAGAGTAACCTTCGTTGACAAGGTCTTGGTCAATAAGAGGTACAACCTCATCTACCACTCGAAGCAACATGGCGTCAAAGCCGCTCTGGAAGTCAGAGTTTGAGCTGATACCGCGTGTGCCCCCGGCAAGGCGGAAAGTCCACGGAAGAGGGTCTCCGGTAGTTCCGGGGTAATCTACCGTGTTGCCGTCAGAACCGTCTAGCGCATCTGCTGTGAACCTTACGGCTGTAAGATACTCAGCAGTGTTGTTGATCCAAGCTACGATTTCCTTGATGTCTTGGCGGAATCCCGTAGTAGCAACTGTTCCCGAGAACGACGTCTGCATGTTGATCGACGTGCTGTTTACTACCAGTGGGTTACCAAAGTCAAACTGCGTAGCCAACTCTACATCACCGTTAATCTGCGACGGAATTGTCGCCAAGTAATTGGTGTTTGTATTGATCAAGTTTGCAAGCTGACGTACGGTAAGTCCTACCGGAATAGAGATGTTGAGGTTATCGCCTACCACACCGGTAATAGTAGTTGTAAACGATGTAGCAACTCCATTAGAGCCGTTAAACTGTCCTAGTGCAGACGTTACACCTAGAATTTCAATCAAATCGCCAGAAATAGGAGCGGCAGTAAGATTTACATCCAAGGTTATGTCACCTGTGCCGTTTGTGTTGATCTTGCTGATTGCTTTGACGTTGCCTGAAGCATCGCGCACGACCACAGTTCTATTTGCGTGAGCAGCAGCGACTAGTGAAGCAGGTGTTACGTTGATTACCGAGGCAGTAGAACCCGAAACTACTGCTGTAGTTGCCGATGTAGGACCGCCACGATAAACTACATGAAGATAGTTCCTGAGGCGCCCACCAAGTGTTGGGCTAATCTGCTGCTCACCCTCAAACTCAGTGATTACTTGGTACGACTCGTCTGTGGGGTTGTAGTCTACGGTAGCATCAATGCTAGACGTGTGCTGACCGTGATCACGGCTAGTGAGTTCAATTAACGTTGCACGGATATTTACTGTGTTGGTTGCTGCAGGTGCCTGAGGCAATGCTGGGCTGATCGTAATGGACGATGTACCAGCGCCGCCTGTGTTAGAGGCAATCTGTCTAAGGAACGTAGGAGATCCGGGAAGAGCAGGAACTGCAATCTCGGCCCAGCGACCAACTAGTGCGCTCGCTACTAGTGTAGCAGCGACCGGAATTACTGTCGTTGTTGCACCCGCGGTAGCCGTAGTAGCAAAAAGGTTTTCGTTAAACGATGGAAGTTGTACAGACGAACGTGTTGAAGCGTTAGTCTTGTAGACCACAACTTCGGCAGCGCCACCGGGAATAAGTGGGTCTCCAGAAGACTGGAAAGCGAGCTTGATAGCATCAACGATTGGTCCAGAGCGGAACAAGCTGGTAGCTTCTGCAGGGTCACGAAGAGAAACCAGTCCTACTTCGCTACCTGGTGCGCCGCCGTCAGCCTCACCGACCAAGCCGAGAACGCCGCCAGCCGTGACACCAATTTGATTTAGCGCCTCAGCATTGATGCGCGTAATGCCGCCTGGACGAAAGCGAGTGATTCCATTAAAGGTAACTGACCTAGCCATGTGTTACTCCTTTTTAGTACGCCTTGAATAGTTCATCCCACTTTTCAAGCGGGTACTTGTTACCTACGTTTGTACCAAGGAATGCCTTCATTCCTCTTAAGTGTCGTTCGGGCTTTCCCCGAAGCTTTGCCCACTGTTCAAATGCATAAACTTTTAAACGTGGAGCCTTTACTGTAATCTTAGGAAGTACGTCTACAGTAGGGACCGATGTAGCTGCTGCGGTCTCTTGCGAATCGGCAAAAGTATCTGAATCTTCGAAATTTTTCTTAGCCATTAAGTCCCTCAGATATTTATTGTTCCTATGAACACGCTATCACCGAGTGTTGGTGTGTTGCTTAGTGGATTTACATTAGAGAACGTGAGTTGAATCTGCTTAGCTACATCGCGCTCAACGATCAGATTGAACGGATACGTGAACTGTAAGGTCATAGAACGAGTAAATATCTCGTCAGGCAGCAACTCGCTCCTTGGAGCCAAGTCGGTACCCGAGACCTTCAAAGCCATAATGCCCTGCCCTTCGAGGAATTCTCTTTGGACAAACAGTATCGCTTTTAGCACGGTATAGAGGTATATTACCTCTTCTTGGTTACCAGCCAAAATCTCTAGCTGATACTGTCCTTCATAGTTGGCTCCTACTCGAAGCTGTCCTATGTTTCCTAATTCATAGGCGCGCACCGGTTGTCCGTATGCCGCCTCTGGCGGGTCTTTTGCGTAGCGAATTTCTACTACGCTAGTATTTGTACAGTTTACCTCAAACCTACCCACTATGTCAAGTTGATCTGACGAAATTGAGTTAATCTTTTTTATTTGACCTGCGCCAGCACCGGCTACTACATGTAGGTTTAAACATGGCCAAGTAGTGCGTTCTGAAAAAATCTCATTGATTATTTCTTGATCTTCCGTTACAAATTTAATATATGTGTTTTCAGGACTGCCGGGAAGAAGATTATTAGCCGGGTACTGCGATTCGACTCTTAGAGGACCCGCAACTAATCGCGGTGTTCCGCCCATATCACTAATACTGGCACCACCTAAAGTGTCTATAGCCATGTCCTGATCTGGCATGTCATAGTTTGGTGGGGTTCCCATGACATCGCCCAAGAACTCGTTGGACTCAGATTCCATCTTCAGCAACATGATGATTGCTGGGACTTTTATTTCAGTGCGAGGGTAGTTAACGCTAAGATCAATAGTCTTCGTAAGAAAATAAGATTTTATAGCTTCCTGTTGCGGAACTGGAAGATTCTTGAACAGCATGTTGATGATTTTGGGATCTCTGCGGATAGCCTGCATCCCATTGATTATCGCACGCTGAATAATAATTTCCGGTAAAACAGACATTAGATCTCCGACAAGAATTTCTTAACGTGTTTAGGAATAATAACAGTGTTTATTTCTGTTACCACTGCAGGTACTATTCTAGCTCCCGACCACCCTTTGTGAATCCAAGATTTCTGGGGCGACTTGTCCGTAACAGTTCTGAATACCTTGGGTTTTTGCATGTTAATCAAACGATTAACGTTTAACGGAATGATACGAAATATACTAGCACCTTTGCTGGGTGGCAAAGCGGCGGCTACAGCTCTGGGAATCCTTAATTTATTTACAGGCTTAGCTTTCGCTAAAAATCCAGGTTTTAAATCAAAAGATTTACCCCCTCGCTCTACTGCCAAAGCTAAAGGATTGTCTAGCGTTAAATAAAATGATAGTGCATCTACTATTTGAAAATTAATAGATTTGACATATGCATTTCTAGAAGATTTAAGTCTTCTACCAGCCTCTGATTTCCAAAAAGATTTACTTTCAAGAGCAATACGACGAATTAATCCAGGAAGTTTTTTTGTAACATTTTTTTCATAGTTTTTTAATGAATCAGACAGCTCAACAGAAATAACTAATGTTGAGGCTGAACTCATTACTCTTGCACGATGCCTCAAATCTTTACCCTCCCAGTAAGGGCTAGTTGCTCAGACTGACGTTGAGCAGGGGTAGCCTTATCCGCCGAGTTCATGAACACTGTATGTTTCTTCCGCAAAACGACACGCTGCTTAAGGTCACGTCCGCGGTCTACTCTCTGTAGGGGCGAAGAATACACAATCCACTCAGGATAATAGTGGTACTTTATGGTATAAAATACCCCATCCGCTGGTTTCTTTCCAATCCAGCGAAGTACGTTGTCTTTGATCTCAATGTCCGCATCACCGTATACTACGTTGTTTTGATCTTCACACCAAACAAAACAACCGTCACTGGAGTACCAAAGACGATCTTCGTTAGGTGCGAGGTCAGTAGGTCTTGTACTGGCGTTACTCAAACGGGCCGCGTTTCTTTGAATAACCTGTCCTTCGTGCAAAATATCTGTGATGCATAGAGTTATCTTATCCATGTCATCAAGATCTGGTGCATCTAAGGCAGGCGAAAACACGCAGTCACCCGGGAATGCCAAACCAATGTCTAAAAGCTGGCGATTACCAGCATTTATCTGGGTCAGCAATCCAGTAATTATTTGAGCATTTCTATAGATAAAACCGTCGCCATGACAAGAACCGCAGTCAAAGTTACGAATATTTGTAGCTTCGGTAGAATTTCTTTCGTTAAAAGCTGCTGTTGCATCGCCTTTGCGACATAAGGGACAAGCTATTGCAGTCTCGAAGATCACTTGATCTCCGCGATCTTGCATTAGCATATTTAGTAAATTGAAATCCCAATCGCCGCCCAGCGTCATACAACCACCATTGTAGCACCGCGGTACTTACCGCGATATTTCTGTAGGTTTGCGTCAATCCAATCCTTGAAAGCCATGATTGCGCCTGTATAGGCACCATACTGCTGCTGGTTTGTATACGACACAGACTGCGATACGCCGTCTCGACCAAGAGATACCGACCCTACGCCTGGTCTGATTGCGTTACCTAGCATGATAAGCGCGTCCATTGCGGCCTTCTTAGCTATCAACTCCTGTAGGTCGCAAGGACAGTCTCGCAGACCAGCAATCATATTAAAGTGCCAGAAGTTGGGAATAGCTGCCGCACCGCGAATTGCGTTGACCCAGATAAGTCCTAGGAAGTCGAATGCAATTGTTTGGTTAAATGGAACGATTTGAATAAGACCACCCTGCGGGTAGAACTGTATCCAGTCGAGGTCTATGTCGATAACTCTGGTATTGGAAATGGACCCGAATAAGCTGTCGATTCTCAAAATCTGTGGGAAGGGTGTTTGAACGTGAACCCACTCTTCACCAGAACGAGGTACGAAGTAAGTTAGTGGACCTACAATGTAATCGTAATCTGGATCTGTGAAGATTGGATTAGGTGCGTTGATGCCTGCTGCGAACTGAATCGTAGTCGGGTCACGGTCAGTGACTACGTTGGTAGGCTCTAGATAAATAGCTAGAGCTACGTTTTCTAGCCATTCCTCCGCCTGACACAAATACTTGCCAAGGGCTTCATCGCTAAGTTCAGCATTTTGTATGATAAGTTCGTCAGTTTGATTGGCTGTAGGCAAAAATGTAGGTCCAGTTACATTTACTACAATGTAATCTTGCCCTATTGCAGACGCCAGAAGCTTAGGTGCGCAGCCTGCTCCACCACCAATTCCGCCACCTCGACGTAAGATGTATCTTCCAGGTTTGTTTACACTAACAATCGGACCACCGTTCCAGCTAAGCTGCTGAATCGTTCGCTGCACTCCACCAGTAAAAGCAATAGGACCCTCATCCGTGTTTAGAGCAAACGCCCCAGTACCTGGCGTACTAGCAAGGAACTCACTACCTCCGCTAATAGCATTAATAGCAGCTGCGATTAACAGAGCAGTGTTAGCTGCGGGATCCAAAACTCCCATGTTTACAGCCAAATTTATAGTAAGTAAGTTAGCTGAAGCTGTAACTGTAAGTGGTGAAGTTCCTAGCGTGGGAACTACAACTTGTACAGACCATAGATTTCCTACAACACCTTCATTAGGGCCTATAGCTTCTATATCTACTGTTCCGTTTATTCCTAAATACGTTCCAATTTGCACCGACGCGTTTGTTGTCACGTCTATGTGGTACGTATAAGTAAGAGGATATAACCCTAAAGGATGTGACCTTGATACTTCCAAAACTGTAACACCGGAGATGTTGGTAGGCTGGTACTTAACAAACCTAGCATCGCCTGCGTATCTTGGAATACCAAACAAAAAGTCATTCTTTAGGCGAGAAACGGTAACAATTCTGATATCAAAATCGGTTGAGTCTCCACGAACTTCGTCCCTTCCCCCGTCAAACGAAGTCAAGGGTTCTGCAACAGACAAAGCTAAGCCTGAAGCCCCAGTAAAATTAGGTGACAGGACATTGCCGTAGTTAGCTAAAATTTGACCAGCAATAGCTTCTCTAGTGTTTTCAGCAGGAATAGGTACTCCAGCTGCTACAGCCAAATTTATAGTTAGCGCAGTTCCGACAACTACTACGGACAAAGGAGACGAACCTAAGGGCACAACCACCTCTGCTGTCCAAGCATTAGCAATAGTTCCAGTTTCAATAGTACTGATTGTGATTGGCGCTGAGGAAGGGGTTCCAATTGTGATGCTAGCAGGTGTGGCTAAACTGCGCGCGCGCACGTAGTAACGCCCATGCCTAA